CGCACGGGTGACATGGTCACGAGCCACTTCTTCTCGGGTTCTGTTGAGGAGAATCCCCAACCGCTGAAGTTCAGCGAACTTCTCTTTCACAACAAAACCCAATATCGCCACGATCCCAGTCAGGACCATATTCCAGATGAGCATTTCCATGACTTAACACTTCCATGCCCGTAAGGATTTATTGATCCGACTGTTAGGGTCGTTTGCCGTTTTGGCGCTAGTAAGCTTCTTTTTCATTCCAGACATTCTCGCGCAGAACGACTTCTTGCGAGGCCCGCCTTCAGGCTGTGGAGCCTTCAGACCCGGCTTGCCGGGATTGGCACGGTTATAAGAAGCACGGCCTTTGGCATTTAAACCGCCGGACGGAGACTTCCCTTCTTTCCGCTGCCAAGCTGGTGACTTAGCCATAAATGACCATCGTCGAAATAACGGCTGACGGGACGATGTAAATGTTGTTTTGAAAAAGCAAGCCTTCACCGGGCATCAGGATGTAATCCGCCGAAGTCGAACTTGCCTTAGTGTTAACAACAATTTTGGTAGCGCCGCTTGCGCCGCCGTCGATAAACGTAACGGTACCGGCACCCGAATCAGGGACGATGTAGATCGCCTTTACACGGGCGCGGCCAATAACGAGGCTATTCTGGTCCAACAACTGACCTGCATCAGTGCGGACCTTACTAGCAAGGACATCTGTTTGCATACCCATCTGAGTCTCCTGTAATGAGTGAAGGGGGCGTTAGCCCCCCTACGAAATCCTTACGGGACGAGACTGGCGTACAGACCAATGTAAAGCGTGGTGCTGCCGATGACAACCGGGATGCGACCTGCCTGAACCGACACCGTACCCGACACCGAACCCGTGGTCAGCTTGGTGCTGCCAATCGTCAGGGTCGTGCAAAGAAGGTTCGTAACGGTGCCAGAAGCGGCTGTCAGGACCGTGATGTTGGCCGATGCGCTGCTGATCGTGCCAGAAACAAAATTGCCCTCAAAGCCGTTGTCAGACTTAACCGGGCCGGAAAAAGTAGTACGAGCCATTTCAAAACCTCACATGCGAGTTGTGTTTACCAGTCTGCATGTCGTCAGTCGGGTCTGTCTGGTAAACGGTTTTTTCCCGATAACGACTGTATACCATCAAAAAAGAGGGGCCACAAGCATTGCTACTTGTAACCCCCCAATCTCTCTAGGTCGCCATCAACCTATCAGGACGCGCCCGGCGAACCGAACATGCCCAGCGGGTCCGACCAGCCGAAGCTATAACGCTCGCGGCTCTTGTACCGGACGTTGCCGGTGTCGAAATCGCCGTCCATGCTGTTTTGCAGCGGGGTGCGAACGAAGTGCTTCATGCCGTTCGGAACGTCGGTCGTCAGGAACCAAGCGTTCGTATCGGTCAAGTAGTGGTTCACGGTGTAACCACCCGGAATCGAACCCATCGCCTTGAGAGCGTTGATGTCGTTGTCAGCGGTCGCAACACGGAGTTCCGTGTCGAGGAGGCGCTTGGCAGTGAACATCAAAGCCGGGGGAACGATGAGCTTACCGGGCTTCGCCGCGATCAAGAGACCACGTTCGTCGGTCCAACCAGCGATCTGAATGACAGCCGCCTCAAGCGAAGTTTCGTTGAGGTCAGATGCCGTCAGACGGTTGCTGTTGGTGCCACCCGAAACAAGCGGATGCACCGCCGAGAACAACGGCTGACCGTCACCGCCCGTGTAGGACGAGGAGAAGCCATTGTTAAGGACAGAAGCCGCCTTGACCTGCTTCGTGTACGCCATAGCGCGAGCAAGAGCCTTCGTATAACGCTTGCTGAGCGAGTCGTACAGGTTGTCTTCAACCGCTTCTTCCGTGATGGAAAAGCCGAGAGCGATGGTCTCGTGGTTGTAACGAGCAGTCCACGCTTCCTGTGCGTTGTCATACGCAATCGCAGCACCTTCGTTCTTTACGGGAGCGGCGCTGAAACCAGAAAGCTTGGTCTCTTCTTCAAAGGAACGCTCGGAGGTCTCAGTCTCGTAGATCTCCTTGTGCTCCTCACCATAGGTCTTGTACTCAAGGCCGAACAGGGCGTTCAAACCCGGAAGGAGCTCTTTGAGTAATTGTGCACGTGAAATAGCCATGTCTTAGAACTCCCCTATTAGGTTCCGAGCGGGTTGTAGTAAGCGTGACCACCCACGATCAGTGAAGTGTCCGTGATATACGGAGCATTAAACTTCACAATGACCTCTGGGTAGTACACCGTACCGCTGGAAACAAACGCCGTGTCCTCAACCACATCAACGATGCGGATCGGCAACGAACGTGTAGTAGCAACCGAGCCAACACGAACGCCCTGCTGCGAATCGTTGGTCGTCGTATTCAACGTGTTAGCAACCAATTCAACGTTGGTACCAACATCGCTGTACACAAAGCCGCCCGTGGTCGAAACCACCAGCGAAGCCGTCACACCAACAACCTTGAACAAGGTGTCCGGATCATCAACAACATACGCATAGATAAACGTATTTGCCTTGACCGAAGTACCCGAAATCCAAGCCTGCGAGTAGGTCGGCTGACCCGTCACAGAGGACACGTAATTGCAGCCCAAAAACACACCGGCAAAACCGGAGGTCGGGGCAGCAGTCGTGGCCGTGGTTACTTCAACGGTGCCGTCCGAAGCAAATTGCAGCGGGTCGCCATAACCAATGCTTGACGCACCGGAAGCAATACGACGCTGACGAGTTGCACCGGCAAACACCTGCCCGCCGATCAGATTGATCGGCTTCAAGCCATACGGCTTGTCAACAGTGGGATATGCCATTTGTCACTCCAAAAATAAGTTATTTGCCCTTGCCAAACGAGACCGTAGTTTTCTTCTCAGTGAAGAGGGGCATACGCTCATCGTTCAGCCTCATAAAGTTGTTATCTACAGACTGAATCTGAGCCTTGGCTTGTTGAGCGTAATAATCGTCACGCTGAGCCATAAGCTCTTTCGGAGCCTTGCAGAGCAACAACCCACCAATCTCAATGTTGTCTTTAAAACGTCCATTGGGATCAGCTTGCATCATCAGTTTGGGTTGTTCAGAAGCCTTAACCGGCTCCCAACCTTCCCTAAATTTCGCGGAGGTATTAGAAGGGTCTGCCTGCCCCATAATACTTGTCCGAATCCAACGAAATACCCAACCTTCCTGCGGCTCCGGTTCAGGGAGCGTCTGGGGTGGGGTCCACGTTGTTTTACGTTGCGCTGACTCTCGATTTTCGAGTTCACGAGCGAGTCTATTCTCAGCCATTTTAGTTAGCCTCCAGTTTCATAAGTTCACGTGCGTATTGCTCATTGCTAAGCCCAAGTTTTTTGGCAATAGCAACTTGCGTAGGCGTCAGGCGTACCTGACGAGGCGCGGTATTCCGCGTTGCTGGAGCCACAACAGTAGCTGGCTTGTTAGTGCGAGCAGGTTTTTTCTCCTGACTCGTTTGAGGTTTCTCTTCTTCCTCTTCGGCATCTTCAAATGCCTCGGGGAATCGTTTCCTCATAGTGTCATCGACTCGGCGGTAATACTCGTCTGAATTCGGGTCTACGCCGTTTCGGACTAGCTTTTCATGCAGGCCAAGGGCTAACGCGGTCATCTCGTCGTCTTCACCAAACCAAGTGTTTCTCTCGCGCCAAGCCTCCGCTTTGGGATCAGCTTTGGGTTGAGCAACCGGTTCGGGTGCCTGTACCTGTTGCGTTTGTTCTACTCTCTCTTCTGCCTGTTGTAAAGATGGTCTCACTCTAGCGAGGTTTTGCAGCTTAAGTTTGGCATCTGTTAACAGTTCTTGAGCGTTCGCTATTTGCTCAGAGTCTCCTGCATCGTACGCCTGTCTCAAACGCTCTTTAGCCGAGCTTAAATCAAAATTGGCGTATTTCTCAGCCTCTTTAACAAATGCTTGCTCACTATGACCAAGCCGTTGCTTGAGCTTTTGAATCTCCTGCTCACGAACTTGGGCAAAACGTAGAGCCTCCTCGCGCTCTCTTAATGCTCTTTCTTTCTCCCGGCGCTCATCGTGATAAATGCGCTTCATCTGAGAAAGACGCTTTTTAACCTTATCCGAGTACTCGTCTAAGTCCTCGTTATCAATCTCTTGCACCGTACGCTTAGATAACGGTTTGCGACCCCGGTCTTCTTCCGGAGTATCATCTTCAACCTTTACCTCAATATCATCGCTAACCTCTTGATTAGCCTCGGCTTTTTGTTCGGCCTCGGCCTCAACTTCATCAGGGAACTTATATTCAGTACGTTCAACAGCCATAATATTT